AAAACATGGCACAGTTGGTTGTGGGTGTAAACTCATTTATTTCACTGGAGGAGGCTAATAATATAATTGGAGACAATTATATTAGTACCTCCGAAACAGCTGTGTGGTGGAGCGGACTTTCAGATAGTGACAAGGCTGTGTGTTTAATTTCTACCACTAATATAATAAACTCAGAACAGTGGTTCTGGATTGGTAAACGTGTTGATGAGAACCAGAGTTTGGTATTTCCTCGACTAGATGTAAAAAATAATAAAGAATATGATATTAATGACACCTTTAAACTCGGAATTATAAAACTTATGATAAATAATAATGAGACATCTATTGATGAGTATGCAAAATTAATTTCGGCTGGTGTTACATCTTATAAAATTAAAGATTGCAGTGTTTCTTTTGATGTGGGTACACTAGCTAATAAAAAACTGGGTGGTTTTAATAAAGTTGGTATACCTGATGATATATTCAGAACATACTTTATTAACTACTCACACTTAGATTTGTGAGGTGTTACATATGGATGCAAACAAAGAGACCGAGATTATAGAAAGACTTGCACGTCTGGAGACAAAGTTGGACACATTTAATAGTGATATTACACTTTGCACTAATATGTGTAATGACAGTAAAAATAAACTGGTTCTACTTGAGAACAAGATTGAGAACCAAAATAATGCTATACGTGAATTACGTGATAGAAACTTATGGCTTGCAAGGACAAGCATAGGAGCTGTTATTTCTAGCATAGGAGCAATAGCGGTGATGTTTATAAAAATAGCGGTGGGTGGTTGATATGAAAGAGTTAGGACATAGGATATGTAATCTACTTACAATAAAAAGTATAGTGACACTTATATTGACAGTTTGCTTCTTTATATTGGCTATGCGTGGTACAATAAGCGCAGAAGTATTCATAAGTGTTTACTCTGTTGTCATTGGTTTTTATTTTGGAACACAAAGGCACAAGGATGACAGTAACAATAAACCTGATATAGAAGGCTAATACCTTTTATATATTTTCCTCCTTATCGAGCCGACTTACTATTTTGGTGAGTCGGCTTTTTAAATACCAGTTGTATACCTATTTCACTACATTATAGTTAGATAAGATATAAATTCCAATATGGAGTTGATATATTATGCAGAATGAGGCACTTGTATTAGAATATAATGCAAATATAATATATAAGAACAAAAAAATAAAAGCATTAAGAGTGGAGAGACCTCCATTTCATAAGAATAGAACAGTAATAAAAATTGTGTCATACAGTGACATTCCAAGCGGTGCAATAATAAAATATAACGACGTTCTGTATAGAGCATCTGTTACAACAGTTGAGCACTTGTGTGATGGGGATGACATAAAACACTTATATAAAACATACGCTGACTTACTTGGTGGTGATGAACATGTTTGATAGGTACGATGATGTAATAGAATATAGACAGAAGTCTTCTGAGAAGGACATGTTCGGCTATGGTAGTAAGCCTCCTATTAATAAAAATGTCAGATTCGTTGGTATGGAGACAGTGCAAGTAAATTCTTCCAACTCTATAAAAGTGGAGGATAGATACATTTTCCACTGTCCATTCAAGGTTTCTGACGGAGATACATTCAAGTACGACAATAAAGACATGCTTGTTAAGCGTTGTGAGGAGTGTCGTGACGTATTTGGCAAAACAATCTTTTGGCGTGTCGAGGTGGTTTAAATGCAGTACAATATAGATTGGGATGCTACATCTAGTAACTACGCTTTAAGATATGACATACACGGTATGCTTCAGAAGGCATACGAGGCACGTGGACTTACATACGGTGGTAGAACATTATTTACTGACTACAATCCTAATAATGTTTTCGTAGATAAAAACGGTGATAAGCGTGTCAAGGGATTGTCACATACATTTATAAATAATAAGCCTGTCAAGATTGGCTATATTGGTATATACACTAAAATGGTACCTGAGATTCATAGGGAGGTACTTCACAAAGTATTTGACAGCATATACCAGCAAACTAATAAGCATCTGCTTGATAAGTTTAATTCTTATCATTTCACATATAATTCAGATGGGATACGTAAAATAAAGACAGTGACTCTTGAGCTAATTTCAGACTTAAAGAAAGCGAAGGCTTGGGAGAAGGAAATAAAGGACATTATAGATAAAGCTGAAAAGGAACAGTTGAGACTTTTAAAAAGTGGTAGGACATTAAAACAAAATGAACACCTTATATCTATTGACGAACTGGAAAGACTTGGTACTGCTATTTTAGGACGTGCTGTTGAGTTGTGTCCAATAGAGACAGGATTTTTACGTAGAAGTGGTAAGCTGTATGTGTTTAATGACTACATAAGAATCATATTCGAGTGTCCATACAGTTTATACGTACACGAGAACGTGAACAATACACATGCCTTTGGGCAGGCCAAGTTTTTAGAAACAGCTGCACAAGAGATGTTGAGAAACACATCTGTGTGGGTTGAATCTACAGATAATTTAGTACTTGGAGATTATATGAAACAGGTGTGGGAGAAAGCTAACGATGGTCGGGCAACTGGTATGCCTGATTGGGTTGAGCAGCACGCATACCAAGCTGTTTATATTGACATAAATAGAGATCTCAAAGTTACTTATGCACATTAAGGAGGTATATAATGGAAGAGATATATGAGCACATTGTAAATATATTATCACAAATAACTAATAAATTCGACAATAAAATTTCAATGCAGACATATCGTGAGGATACTCCTGGTGTTGCTGGTGTGATACTTATGGACTCTAGAAATGACAGCTGGTGTATCTCTGGAGAACTTGATTACGAGGCTTACAAATTCGAGCTGAGACTTGTTTGCGAGCAGAACCAGAATGACATACTTGATAATATGAACATTCTAAGAAGGTTTGTGAACTTGTTTGAGGCTTGTGAGTCTACAGTTCCTGGGCTTAGTATAGAGTGGGCTACACATTTGGGCAATAGTGCTAAGCCTATGTATATTAATGGATATGGCTTGCCTGAGTGCAAGTGTATCATAGATTTCAATTACTTACTTAATAATTAAAGAAGGAGCGTGGTAGCATGGCTGCTATAGTTACAAGAAAGGGTAGTTGTGTGGCATATGTCGGCGCAGCTAGTCCTCTGAAGAAGATTGATAAGCTTACAAATGTTTATAGCTTTACAACTCCACAGTCACAGGCTGGTGAGATCGACGTTACTGACTTTGACTCTGAGGCTAAAGAGTTCGAGACAGGTATGATCGACAATGGTGAGGTTACAATAGTTCAGAACCTCGTTTCATCCACGCAGTACTCTAAGATGCAGACATTCTGTGACAGCGGTACAACTATTCACTTTGCACTGTTCGTTAAGGATAAGACTGGTGCTGTCGTTGTTGGACGTAAGGGTACTGGTGTTGTTAAGAGTGTAAACATTGAGGGTGCTGAGGCTGGCGACAATAAGATGACATTCACAAGCACCATTCGTGTTTCTGGCGCTGTTACAAACATTACAGCAGAGCCTACAAGTTAAAAACTTACGACTTAGTGGGTGCTCGTTTAAGAGCACCCCTACAATTTAAAGGAGGAAAAACACTATGGAAGATACATTAAAGAGAGAACTTACACTTAAGTTCACTAGTAGAGACTTAGCATTTTATGAAAAGAGAACAGGTAAGTCACTTACTGATCTCATAGCATCACTCGATGAGGCTCGTATTTCTACTATTGCTGACGCTGTTTCGATAGGAAATCACAGCTGTAAAATAGAAGATGCATACACTAGAATTGATAATTTCATCGAGGGTGGTAGAACACTTACTGACCTTATATTACAGGTAATTTATGAGATTGACCTTGATTGGGGTATAGTTAGATCAACTGGAAGATCAATTGAGGACATTAGGACAGAATTAAATAAGACACTTAAGACTGAGACTCCTGGCAATGACTCACCTGATGTTGGTGAGGATACACCAGTAAATAATGAAGAGCTCAAGGTTGATATAAATGGCACAGTAAATTAAGATTGGACATTAACGGAGGGTGGTGGACATTTTGTTCATCACCCTTTTTTTAGTAGGTGGTACGCATGCTAGGTGTAAATAATAAAGTTTATGTTAAAGACATTAGGGATTGGGAGGATACACATCACATAAATATTCTCCGACTTTTTGATAAAATTGGAGCGGATAATGTAATTAGTATAATTACAATTATAAATAAATGTGACTATGAAATAGCAAGCGACATACTTGACAATTTGCTTGTAGAACATGATATAGTCGAGATTTATAATGAACTAAGAAATGTGCTACTTGGTTACGATTATTCGGAGACATTCAAAAATAAAGAAAGTACAGATGATGAGGACATAGTAAATAATATTTATGATGATGTTAGTAAATATAAATACTTGTCTGAGTATTATATGCATGTGTGTATGCAGCTGATGAGCCTTGGTTTGTTATACACAGAGTTTTGGTCTTTATGTACAAAGGAGATATACCAGGTATTCAGTGCAATAAATCAAAAACAGCTGTTGGACTATAATAAGCAGATTCAAATAAATTATGCTACAGCTGCTTTGATTGGTGGAGCTGTGTGGGGTAAACTTCCTAAACAAGCACCTACACTTAAAATGAGCGACCTTGTTGATGAGGACACTATTATTGACACTGAATTTGGTGAAATGACAATTGGCGAGTACAGGAGTGCACGTGCACTGTTTAATTTGGGAGGCGGTATAAATGAGTGAAAACAATCTGGATGCTATGGAACGTCCTTTGATGGACGTTCTTAGGGATGCTGGACTTGTAGATCAAAATCTTGATCTAATTGACAAAAAATTAGATACTGTAGAAAAAAAGATAAATACTGTAGAAAAAAAGATGCAAAACATTAGTAAAAAAGCTAGAACATCAACACCTAGTGCTAAAGATCAAGAAGATATTGATAGACTAATGCAATGGAATGCTCACAAGAGAGAAAAGTGGAATGATCCTGTACTTGCTGAGCAGCTTAGAAAGAAGGAACAGGAGAGGATAAGAATGGAACGTGAAGCAGCATATAATAAGCCGCTTGAAGGAGACGCACTTGCTACTTATCACAAAAATCTAAAACAGTATGCAGATGAAGTAGAGGTCATTACAAAACGATTAGAAAGATTGTCCTACATAGCAGAACATATTAGATTTCCTGAAGACGGATACCAACAATATGGTCAGAAAAATTTAGGCCATTTTAAAAGAGGCATAGATGCCGGAATTAAGGCATTAGATGAGTACAAGAAAAAACTTGCAAGCGCACAGCCAGTAGAAGGCTTTAAAATAGAGTCACCATTTGAAGACCTTATATTGAGGAATAACAGACTCTTATTTAGAGAGTGTGGAGCAGGTACTAGTCTATTTCAACATAAGGCACTACTCGATAATAAGCCACTAACACTAAGAGATCTGTCTGGAGGAGAAGAATATCCACGAGCATATAATGATCTTGACAAGACCTTTGCAAAACTGAGAACTGACTTTGAAGGCTTAGTACACACGCTGCAAGCATTCAAGATCGAGAGCAATCTACAAGAAAAATATGCAAGCAATCTGTGGAAAACGGCAGATAAAGCGCAGTCAAAACTAGCTCATTTAGACCCACGCCCAGGGTTAGCTGAAACTGCTGGTCCTGATGACTACTACAATAGAAAAAAACATATAAAAAAATCAGAACTTAAAAGTGCTCAAGAATCAGTAGATGAGTTTAAAGGGCGTATGAATGAGGAGATAATACCATTTTTAATAAGACATAATGCTACTCTAAATGGTACATCAATAAATGATATTGACTTAGAAAAATTATTTGCAGCCAGTGGAGATATAGGACTAAGCCTATTAAATCCTGATTTAGCATGGATGCATGGTAAATTTACACCATATGGTTTACCAAAAAACGCAGACATATTTGCATCAAAATTCAAAAAACAAGACAGCACAACAGCAGACCAGATAGCAGAGACCAAGAAGGTTGAAGAGGCTACTACA